GGAAATCGTGCTTCTCCTGTCCTTCGTATTCGCCCTCCTCGATCTTGAATTTCCACACGATCTGGAGCCGACCGTTCTGCGATTCCCCAATGGACCCGCCAATCAGGCGAGCGGTGTACCGACCGTCTTCGAATTCTGCGAACTGGGAGGATTTGGCGGACGCGGCCTTTTCCTTGGCCGCAGCCCAAAACTGCCCGGCATCCTTCAGTCGCTTGTCGAAATTGCTCTTCACAGGAGTCTTTGCCATGATGCTCACTATCCTTTGTCAGAGGTTTTCCGTACCCGAACTTGCACCCGACGCCGCACGATGGCGTCACTACTCCGCATTGCCCCACCGACCAATCGGTCTGCGGTGTGTCCGCTTTCCATGTCCAATAAAAAGGACCACGGAATTCGGAGGGTGCCCATGGCTCCTACGTATCTAGGAAAGTCACGGGCCAAACATCCAATCGCCCACCCACACTTCTCCATGCGTTCTTCGATCGTCCCCTGCCCTCCTTGAACGATACCGTCCTTTTTTGCGTATCGGGATTTAGTGAAGGGTGCGTCCATACATACGCGAAACTGTCGCACCCCTTGTTGAATGGCCCATAAGGCGAGATGTCGATCGTCCAACCCAAACGCATTGTCTGGGTATTCATACGCTTTATATAAACTGTGCGCGTAGACTTGAAACATCATGGCGACGGTCGGATATGAGGCCAGACCGTTGATGACGACACGTTGCTGGATTTTGTTACGGTCAAAGTGAACTGCAGTATTGTGCATCCCTGCCATGATGACGGGTTGTATTGACCATTCGGCTGCACACCGAACGAGGTTGTACAGGGCTTGTTCACTCGCATGGATGGCGTTGTCATCGGTCACCACATAGTGCGTGTAGTGTTTGTCGATCGTGTGTTGCCGCAGCTGTTCGCGAGCGACCGCGACGGACCCATACTTGTTCTCGTACGTGACAATGTTGACTTTGGGAGCGATTCCCTTCAACATGGGCAGGTACAGGGGCATCTCCTGTTGTTCTACTCCGATATAGGTATCTGGCGTATTTAGCCACGGCATTTTCCTTAATGTCTTGGTTAAGACCGGGGCGCGTTGCCGCGACGGGATCAGTACGCAGAATCGAATCTGACTCGCCATAATCAACCTCGTCGCTTTACCACGGGTTTCTTTATGGCCACGGGAGCCGCCTCGGTGTCCGATTTCTTTTCCGGGGCATACCGATTATGGAAGCAGTCCACGACATTGCGATAGGCTTCTTCAGCCGACGCCCCCATGGAGATTTCCCGTACTTCCTTCCCGTGGTATTGGAAGTTCTGCTGGAGTCGATGACCGGCCGCGACGTTCTCGTCGCCCCGAATCTGCAACACCCGTTGTTTACCCTCGTACGTGTAGTACGCCCAGATATCGACCATGCCATCTACGATTTCTCGCGCCATTTTCTGCATCGAGGGTTGAATGCGATCGTAGGACGTGCCCGATCGGGTCTTGATTTCTTTCTCTTCAGAGTGAGAGACGAGGATGACGCCACGACCCATGGACATGAGAATCTGCATCTGGGTGGTAAACTCGTCGCGGACGGCCGACCATCCCTTTCCGTAATCCCCCTCGGACGGGTGCTCAATCCCTAGACGCTGGCAGACCGCATGTTCACACATCTTGTACAGTAGGTCCGCCGTATCGACCACGACGGTCTGAAACCGTTTGTCTTTCCGTAACAACGCCAACGCCTTCTTGAATGTCGGCCAGTCGGTGATGGGGATCTGATACACGGACAGGGACTTGGCTCCTGGCTCGGTCATCAGAAACAGGGTGTTGGGAAAGAATGAGGCCAGGGTCGTCTTCCCAATTTTCTTTTCCCCAAACAAGAGGATGGAATAATCTCCTAGACTTTCCATCGGAATTGAGGGGGCGGTGGGAAGAACCAGATCGGTTCGAGCCACCGCGACTGCGGCCTGATCGGCGGGGGTCATTTTCTGACCCGGTGACGCGGCGCGTCGTACAACAGCCATGTGCCTGCCTCCTGTAAAACCCTACTTTTTCGGGTGTTTCCTGATGCCCCGGTCGCAATGACGCCCCCAATCATGGGGCCACACACGGCGAGGAAGCAACAACAATTTTCACGGTTTTTTCACTCTATAAACGGTTCCTCTACCCAGTGTCCATTGGTCGGAATCCACCTCACATCCCCCCCGTTCAATGATTCTGGGGCCAGAATCCAAAACGGATTCTGTTCGGGCCGGTGCGCCCGGGACATGTCTAGTGCTCCGGGTAGTGATGGGTGTTTGTCGATCGGGGTCCAAGACGACATCAACGAATGAAGGTCTACTCCAGCTTTATCAGACGCGGATTGTAGCGGTTGCCAGATCAATTCTGGACAGTGCATTCGGAGTTCGCGGACCATCAACTGCGCGACACAGTTGATCTCCCAATCCATGTCGGACTCCAGTCGGTTGGCGAGCAATCCCCGGAGGGCCAGGTAATTGTATTGCGCGAAAATGTAGGTCTGGGTTCCCATGGGCAGTAATCGTCGGGCATCTTGCCACGGGATCCCGGCGTCCACCAGCGCCGCATAGAGATCATGCGCCCGGTTGATCACATCGTAGAGAGCTTCGTAAAGTGATCCCCCACACCCGAAGCGTTCCAGATATTCCTGGATCGGATTCCAGTCCGTAAGGCAGTGTTTCAGTCCTTGAACACGCTCATCTTCTGGGGACGCAATTACTCGTCGGATCGTTTCCGGCATGGTCCAGTCCCGATTGCGCCAGTCATTGTCGCGGCCCCCGTGCTGCATGAATGCGGCTCCAACGCGGGTGCGGACCAGCTGGTGTGTGGTCGCCCGACTGATGCCGTCGATCTTGAACCAGAAGGTAATCCCCTCCAAAATTTGCTGGAGAGTGCCCCCGTTGAAACAACGCCCTAGGTACGCCACCTGATCGACGGTCATCCCCTCCTTCCCGTAGTTCGGGGGGTTGTCCGTGTCGCCCCCCCAATTCGCCATCAGTGCATTGAGCATCGGGATTTCAAAGTCTTTCGGTCCCCAGGTCTCTAACGTGACCCGGATCGCTTCAGGACCGTGACTAAAAACCCAGTTGGATTCCTGACCTTTCAAGTCCGTGTGCGGTCGGTGTCCCGCGTCAGTCGGGGTTGCCATAGCGCGTCCTTTCTGCTTCAATAATGTCTGTGAATGATCGAACCGGAATGACCCTACTAGTGACCCGTTGTTCCAGATCGGGCGTCATCCAATAACTGAGCACCCCGGCACGAACATACTGGGACACATACTGGAAGTCATCATCTACCGCGAAGTGAACTTTCTCCAGGATGTGGGAATCCGCCAGTTTCTTGGCCTTATCTGTCCCCCACCAGACTCGCGTATACGCGATATGATGCGTGTTTAACCACTCGACGGTGTCTTCATAGAGTGTGGGATACAAGTCAATAGGTCGGGAGGTTAGGATAATGACCTGATACCCCATCTGGTCTTGACACCAGACGGTGAACGCGGCGGCTCCGTCATACACGGGCAGCGATCGTTTCGCGCCTGACGTACGGAACGCGTGTTTTAGACCCCCCCATACTCGCTCGGATACACCTAACGCGTCCGCCGTGATCCAGACCGTGCCGGTCGCAATGTGATCGATACGGGCAGGATCGATGTGATCTTTCCACGGTGACGTGCGAATCCACTGGGCCAATCCCAGCGCGTAGTTGCATAGGACCGAATCTAGATCAAGAATGACCACGGGCGCATCCAGTGTCCGAAGGAATTCTTCGGTAAAGCGTTGCCGCACCGCCGCCGACTTACGCCAGTATGCAGCTTCACACTCCTGTTCGGTGAATCCCCATGTCTGCGCGATGGTGATCCAGAACTTGTAGATGTCGGTCAGTTCCGTCAAGACTTGCGCCCGATTTTCGGGGCGGAGTTCCTTTCGGTTACTCTTCCAGGATCCGGCCGCGTTCAGGAGTTCGGCACATTCCGACATCAAATGGAGGACAAACTCCTTGGTCCAGGCCGTCCGTTCCTCATACGTGACAGCGTCCGTGGGCCGTAACTGGTGATTGAAGTCCCGTTGATCGGCCCATACTTTACTTTCCATTGGTCACCATGTCCTTTATGACTTTCCATGATCGAGAACAGATCTCACAAAACAGGTAGATCGCTGTCCGTGTCTGGAATGAGTCAATCATGGATTGGTCTTTGTTTCCACAGTGGGGACAGACGGTGGTCGTATACACAGGAACGACCATTTATCCCTCCAACATTTTCCACCAGAGCTTCATCTGGGTTTTGGTGTCGTGAGTGAGTTTTACGGTTTCCTTTCCTGCCCCCTCTAACATGCCGTACAGTCCCCCAGACAACAGGCCCAACACGATGGCGAGGGGGAACATGATGACCCCCATCAGCCACAGAGTGATCCACCCCAGCAGCCGTTTACTGGTGAGTTTCCTTGCTCTCGCTACGGGGATGGACATGCGGGTTGAGGATTCATTCGAGTAAATGGTCATGGGAATGGTAGTCATAGTTTCTCCTGTGAAAGCCCGAGTTCATCGGCCCACACCCGAATGGTGCGGTAGGTTTCATGGACGAGTTCTTTTGGTTCCCATGTTGAGAATCGTCCGAAACAAAAGACATTCTGCGCCAGCAGTTTGGTTCGGATAGACTCTGCGTAGGGATGGGGATGAATCTTTCCTGGCACAATCTTTCGTGATGTCAGTCCTCCCATGTGATTGAGCGATTCGTAATGTCGGGATCCGTCTCGATCAGTGACTCGGTAAGGAAAGATCGTGGGCGACGTGATGTAGTTGACGTAGACCGTGTCCTCTGGGTAGGGGGCGTCTGGGGGACGGGGGGCAATCTTGACATGGATCGGGTCGTACCGAAAAGGCACAGGAGGCGTGTAGTCCACCATGCGTAATAAAGCATATAGGGGAATGGTCGATATCAGTAGGTCGTAGTCGATACGTTGCTCTGATCGAAGATACACGCATCGGTTGTCTAGGTCTACTTTCTCTACCGCACAGTCAAACTGAATGGTGGGATCGGGCAGAATCGCATCGTGTCCAGTCGAGATAGTCTCGAACTGTCGGGAGACCCGAGTGGTTAGAATGGTGTCATAGTGTTTACCAACCTTGACTTTATACAAGTGAATGCTCTCCGGTGTCGCTGGCCGTCCATCAATGTGCGTCACGACAGGAAACGCAATAGAGGGAAGTCCCTCCAACGGCTCCCACAAGTAGTTGGCCCCGAATCGGCGGGTCTGGATTTTGTGTCCTGTCTCCGCCGTGCGCCAATCCAGAATGACCGTGGACGGCACCACCACTTGGACTAGTTGGCCGGTGATGCCGCCCCCGATACATAGAATCTTCACCATCACATATTCTCCAGTTCCAGGAAGATGCGGTCGCGCTGGTAGAATCCCGTGGTGTCCCGGCGTGAACAGATCGGTAGCATGTGACACGTCCCGTACTTATTCTCACAGTGGGACGAATTGCGATAGTGTCCCGTCTGTCCCTTCCACCACAAGATGAAATCGCCCACCAAATCTCGGAGTTCGGCCTCGGTCCGTTCCAGATCGGTCTTGGTAATTTCCATCTCCATCCGAATGAAATACCAGTCAGGCCGATCATGTATGTCCTGGATCATCCGTGCGCCGAAGGTCGCTAATGATTCCCCCTGTTTCTGGCGCAACCCGGGGCGGCGCAGAATGTTGTACAGGACTCCGGCGGGAACGACGCCGGTCAGCCGCCACACTGCCCACAGGTAAATCCCAACCTGCAATTCGAAGGGCATGATGTCGGCAATGGCGGAGTCTTCGATCCGGGATTTGGTCTTTGTCTCGAATAACCAGACGGCGTTCTGTTTCCCCCGGAAGAAGATTCCGTCCATCTTTCCTCGAATGAAGGTGCGCCACGGGACACCTTGCGCCGCCATACCGGTCATGGGAATCTTGAACTCCCGTTCCAATCCCTGGGGCAACCATCGAAGGTCAGCAAAGTCCGTTTGCCAATGTCGAAAGTAAATGGGCATGATGGCCTGGGCCACGGTCTGCGTCATCTCCAGATATTGTAGCGACTGCGCGCTGGCCCGGGGATTCTCGATCTTCCAGAGCTGTTCGATCGCGGCCAACCGATCATGCACAAACTTGTCTGTCGGGGGTTTTGTCTGCTTCGTTTTCTGCATGTCCGCGTACACCCGCTCGAACAATCCGTGGGTCACCCCGCCGAAGATTAGCGGCATTGACGGTTGCAGGGCGGTCCACCCATTCAACGATAGTCGAGACAATTCTCGACAATCTTTAAATTGAGTTAAGAGTGAGAAGGTGACCCCGTCCGTGTCGGGATTGTACCGAGATGGCTGCGCCGGTAGGGGTTTGCCTTTCGGCGTGGCCGGTCGTGTCGCTTTCATACTTTTCCTTTCAGAATGTAAAGTCCGATGCCGATGGCGTCCCAGGTATCTTTCTCGGCTCCCGTGTCCGTCCCCCACGTCTCCCCAAACTGCGCCAGAATCCGACGAATGACCACGTCTTTCGGCAGTTGTCCCTTCCATTCGGACGGGCGCACGGTCTGGAATATCTGGACTTCGGCCATGGTCCCAGCAATCGCACCGACCAGGAATGTCAATTTCTGTAGATCCCCTTTCCGCCACCCCATCTGACGGACGGCTCCTCCTTGAAATTCGGGAAATTCGCAGACCACAGACACCCGGCGCAAGGGAGCGTGGTCCGTCAATTCACAGTACAGGGCATGGCCGATCTGCAATGCCCGTCGTTCAAAGGACATATCCACGGCGCTCGTCCCCTTAATACGACCGAACCAGTCCGGCCGGAATGGGGGCTGAGCGGGGTACTGCCACATGGCCCAACCGGTGCTGCCCAGTCCCGGGTCAATG